TTTTAGGCCCCCAGTTGGTAAGTCGGATTTTTCTTTCGAAGTTTTTTCCGACTACGTCAAGTTAGTTATACGCTCTAAAGCCCATTGAGCCAAGTGGCGAAGCTATTGACGGCGTATCCGTCGTGATGCGTAGGATTTTGTGCTATTCTTAGGTGCAGAGTCTCCTTGCGGTTGTGACCCATAGATACATGGGTAATTTAGGTTAGGGGATTTTGCCCTCATTATTCCTAAATTCGGATTGCTCTTGGAGTGGCCCTTTAAGGGAGCTCCTTGCGCGCTGAAGCGCTGCCTCTTTGAGGCTTGTGTGCTAGCACATCAGTGCCGACCTGATCTGTCGGCAAACGCGCTCCTTTTTGGAGCGCACCCTTTGTAACATGTGGTAAGGGGGAGTTTCTATTTCTTCCCAGACTGTCTTCATGTGTTTCGTTAATCTGTTACAGTCCCCTACGGTTTGCAGCAACCATTAATGCTGCACTCGTTTTAGGACGAGTTTGATTACTACTGTAATATTAATCTGTTTATTAGAAGTTATTAAATCCTTATTATTTACTTAGAAGTTATTGTTGTTTTGATTTTATTATTATACCATTTGATTATTATTATAGTACACATATACCACACGCTGGACTATACATGAACATTAATGAACATTATTGACTCTTATTGTACATGCCCATTTTAATTTATTAAAATTGGGAGTCCTGGCGTGTAGGGAGGCATCGCCTACCTCTTTGACACGGTAACACTACTGTGGTATTTGTCCTTAGACTGCTAACTCTATTGCAGAGTCCTAGTTGTATCGTACACCCATGTGTGCGTTGACGTACTCTTTGGACCCCAGTAGTGCGTGTTTAAATGTTTAAAGGTGCACTGCTAAACCCTTTGATCTCCAGCCCCACGACAATTATCACAAAATGATAAACTCCGAATCTCGGTTCGGTCGATCGTGTCGTCGGTTAAGAGACAAAGCCATTTATGGCGCTAACACACTTTTGATATTTTTCTTGAGTGTGTTCTTTTCCGTTTTTGATTTGTTGGGTGAGTTTTATCTCACTCACGTTCACAAACTTGTTGAGCTTTATTTGTCGGACAATAGGTCTGATAATGAGCTCTTTTGGCATAAATTGAGGAGAATTTTCTTCTTCGACAAATGCCTTTTGTTAGTTAGAGCTGTTTGCTTCGGTTTGCTTATATTTGGACGTTCGCTCGGATATTTTCTTTTTAAAGATATGTATGTCCGTGTTTATTTGTCCATTGCGAACTTTTTGATTTGGCAGCTCTGTTTGTTTTTGATACCCACAGATGTTGGTGTTTCTGGTTATATAGTCTATACTTTATGTTTTACAATTATTATGGGATCGTTTACGATTTTCATTTGTAAGGCTTATGAGTTGTTTGCTTTGGATTTATCTCCGACTCCTACAACTTTGGACAAACTTAAACCTTTGACCAACATCCTTCTCGTGCTTGAGCAGATTTATAACATGTCCTCCCCTTCTGATGCACTTCGTGTGCTCATGAGGGTTTGGTCAAGTTTTAGAAAAGAAGAGTATGACATTGTCTTGTCCTCTCTTTCTTTTATGCTCGAGGTTCCAGAAAAAGCATTGCATCAACTCACATTGAGAAACATTGAGTATCCCCATGTGAATGATCCTTCGCAGGCCTTTGTACCTACGGCTGATTTTGGGAATATTCTCAAGGAAGTGCGAACTGTCTTTGAGGATGGGAAGTTGATCAAAAATTCTCGCGTTGTGAAAGGACTTAAACGTCTCGGAGCCACTCTCTTGTGTACCACTTTGGGTGCACAGATAGGTTTAAAGGTTTCTACAAAATCTTTAGATCAAGATTGGGTTCGTAAAATACAGCGAGAACATGATCTTACTTCGTGGGATGATTACCTGTTTTTCCTAGGTGATTTAGCCATTACTTTCTGCGAATTTGGATATGCCCTATATTTGGGTGATTCCCTTAAGAGCGCCATTATGGCGCGAGAACCTTCTTTTAGGTTCTTCGATAAGTGGGATGATTTAAAATCGCGTTTAGATGCTGCTGCCATGGGTGAAATTGTCAACTTGAAGGCTTTTTGTGATGAAGCTGAGTTGCTTCTTCAAGAGTCTCGAAGCCTTCCAAAGAGTGACATGACTCCGCTCATAAGATCTGTGCAAACTGAACTCTCACGTAGAGTTATGAGGTTGCGCATTGAATTGGCATCTAGTGGCGTCAGAAAGTTGCCTTTTGGAGTTTTACTCCATGGCACTTCTGGGATAGGAAAGTCTACTATTATCGATCACATTTTTGATATGTATTATATACATTCTACAGATCAGGGTTTTAACCAAGGTCTAACATGGGATCGTAAGACTGATAAATATACCAGGAGTAATGAGTCCTATTGGAATGGTTATAATTTCCAGTGGGCTCTTATCTTTGATGACATCGCTTGGGAAAGTCGCAAACGTATCTCTTCAATGCAGCAAACTTCATTGGATGAAGTTATTCAGGTTATGAACAACGTTTCATTATCTACTGAGCAAGCTGCCATTGAAGACAAAGGAACTAAACCCCTCATGGCTCGATGTGTTGTGGCTACTACTAACACAATACATCTTAATGCTCACCTTATTGCTGAGCATCCTGGAGCCGTTCTCAGGAGATTTCCTGTAGTTATCACTCCGACTGTTAAACCTGAGTATCGTCGAAAAGATTCTCATATGTTGGATTCCTCACAAGGTATGGTTCTGGACGCCTGGACTTTTCAAGTTCAGGAGTGTTCAGCGACTCCTTTAGGGGGTGCTAAGTACAAGGATATTGGGGAAGCTATGTCTTTAGATGAGCTTTCAGACTATTTGAGGGGTAAAGTTCTTGATCATGAGAGAACACAAGAGCAGTTTATGCAATACCAGTCCTCATGTGCCACAAAGTGTGTACACCAGAGGGTTGCAAAACTTTGCGGAGAATGTAAAGATCTTTCCAACTCTTTCATTCCGACTGCAGCTCGTGACATCAAATTTGGTGTCACTGAATGGCTCGAATCTTCTATATGGTTTTTATTAACCAAATTATTTGGGGTTGATAAGTTGCTCTATTTTGGGTTTTCTCATAGGTCTCTCCTACATCGATATTATTCCTTTATCAGCAACAACAAATATGTTGTAGCAGCAGCAACTATTGCATCTGCAATTGCTGCATACAAAATTTTTTCCGCTACTAGTGGTGTTCCTACTGGTAGTTTCCTCGGAAAACCTGAGGAGAAAAAGCAGGAAAATATTTGGTATAGGGATTTATCGACTAGAGTAGATTTGGTTGGGCCTTGTGTTCACACTGCCCTTGATGATTTTGAAAAGATCTTGTCGCGGCGTTCACTATTTCACCTTAGAGTGACTTTGCCCGAGGGCACGATGACAGTTCGTGCTTTGGGCATTAAGGGACAGTGGATTGCCGCACCTGATCACCTTTTTCCCAGAAAGTGCACCACGCACAAAGTGGAATTGTGGGTAGGTCATCAAGATCAAGGTATACGTGATCATATTTCTTTTACCATTCCGGAACAGAATATTGTCAGAACTGGTCGGGACGTTGTTTTTATAACACACCCTTCAATCAATCATGTTCGTGATATTACCAAGTTCTTTTTGGATGGTGATGTTGGACCAAATCGTGGGAGAATTTTGATGTTGAATGAGGAAGATACTGGCATTAGGGTTGTTCCTTTCAACCATATGTCGAAATGTTCCACATTTGCCCCTAGTTCTATCAACTATGGTTATCGATCATGGGGATATCAATACTGGTGTGAGTACACCTACAATCTTTCTGGTGAAGATCTTTGGGAAGGTTCGTGTGGCAGTCCTGTCATTATAGAGCATCCCAATGGCAATTTTATTGCTGGCATTCATACTAGCATGTTTGCTGATAGATCCAAAGAGATTGGAGGTTTTTCCAGGATTTTCAAATCTGATGTTGATTCTCTTCCGGGATTTATTAGTGCTGGAAATTTTGAATACTCTACCGAAAATACTGGATTGGGTGAGCTTATTGATTTGCATAAAAAGAGTCCGTTTCACCATAACACTTTGAGTGGTCATGGTATTCCAATAGGCTCTTTTAATGGCAGAAGGAAGTCTCCCACTTCTCGTACTGTGAAATCGGTTATTTACTCTGAAATGAAAGCCATTTTTGGGGATGTTCCAAATTATGGAGCTCCTGTTATGAAGGCTTTCTTAAACGATAGTGGTGAGTGGATAGATCCGATTTTGAAGGGTGTTGCTGCGCGTATTCGTGCTCCCACACGCTATGATTTGCCCAAAATGCATCTTGCTCGAAACGCTGTCTATGAGCGTATCAAGAAGTACATTAATTTGGACAATGTTTTTCCTGTTGACATCGATGTTGCTTTAAATGGTAAAGATGGTTTACCTTTTGTTAACAAGATAGATCGTTCTACTTCCGGTGGATTTCGTTTCCCAGGTAAAAAGATTCAATACTTAGAACAGTTGAACGGAACTTACGTTCCTTGTGAGAATGTGTTGAATTATGTAGATCATATCGAGTCTTGTTACAAGAGAGGTGAGCGCGCAAATGTTATGTTTGACGCCAACCTGAAAGACGAAGCCATACCACAGGAGAAAATAGATGTTGGGAAAACGCGTGTTTTTACTGCGAGCGCTTTGGATTTTACTATCGTTATGCGAAAACAATTTCTGATGCTTGCTAGTGAGATCATGGAGCATGGCATGGATACTGGCGTTGCTGCTGGTATGAACTGCTACGCCAAATGGACCGAGCTTTATCATCGTTTGTCTCGCGGTGGTCGTGCTTCTCGCGCTTCTGCCGGAGATCATGGCGGATATGATACCGATATGGATGGTGGAAGAATTTCCTTTGGTATGTGGGTTCTCATGCAATTGTGTAAAGATTCTGGCAATTTTTCACAAGATGATCTCCATATTCAGGAGGGTATTACTGCCGACCTACAGTTTCCACTCGTCAACATGAATGGTGATTTAATCATGCTGTTTGGTACCAACTGTTCTGGCCATGCGCTTACTCTGATTTTGAACTGTATCGTTAATTTGATTGATATGTACTATGCGTACATTGTCTCAACGGAACGTGATCCTTGTACTTTTGAAGAGTTCGTGACATTATATGTTATGGGTGATGATAATCTTTTCACCACTTCACCTGACATTGAGTTTGGGCATACTGATGTTCAGAATGCCTTGGCAGACATTGGTTTGCGGTATACTATGGCTGACAAAACTTCTGAGAGTGTTCGATATCTGCCTTTATCAAAGGTAGATTTTCTGAAACGCACTTTCAATGTTGTTTGTCCCAAGTTGGTTCTTTGTCCACTAGATGAGAAGTCGATTTTTAAAATGTTGACCACAGTGACAATTTCTAAGACAATTAGTGAGCTTGAACAAA